CCCCTAGGCCGTGAAGGATGGCGCCCTGAGAGGGCGTGTAGGCAGCACCAGAGACGTTGACGGACGGAGGACGGACCTCGATGCCCATCCGTCGGCACTCAGCTAGGTAAGCCTGAGTCGAGTCCTGATCCGGGCTCTTGCCCGCCTCTCCAGTGAGGACGGCAGCCATGTACTCAGCCGGATAGTGCGCCTTCAGGTACGCAGTCCAGTAGCTAATCAGGCCATAGGAAGCCGCGTGAGCCTTGTTGAAGGCGTAGTCGGCAAAAGGGACCAGGACATCCCACAGGGTCTTGATGGCGTCCTCTGAGTACCCATTCTGCCGCATGCCGGCAGAGAAGGGCTCGAACTCCGCATCAAGGACTTCCTTCTTCTTCTTGCCCATGGCCTTCCGGAGAAGGTCGGCCTTACCTACCGAGTAGCCGGCCACGGCCTGAGCCGCTTTGGTCACTTGCTCCTGATAGACGATGACACCGTAAGTCTCATCGAGGATCGGGGCAAGAGCGTCAGCTAGCTCAGGATGGATAGGCGTTACCAACTCCTTACCGGTCTTCCGATCCGCGTAGGAGAAGTGCGCCTTGACTCCCATTGGCCCAGGACGATAAAGCGCCAGAACGGCCGCAATGTCGGCGAACTTGTCGGGCCGCATCCGTTGGAGAAGTTTCCGCATGGGACCTGAGTCCAACTGGAATACGCCGAGCGTGCCCCCGCTGGAAAGGAGTCCAAAAGTGCGGCTGTCATCCAATGGTAGTCGCAACAGATCGATGTCTCGTCCATGATTCCTCTTCACCTCCTTCAGGCAATCGTCAATGATGCTCAAGTTGCTCAGCCCGAGGAAGTCCATCTTGAGAAGCCCGAGGGCTTCGCATGTGGGGTAATCGAATTGGGTGACGGTGCCGCCATCCTTGCCGGTCCACAGGGGTACGTGATCGATCAGCGGCTCTGCCGAGATGACCACGCCAGCCGCGTGAACGCCAGGCTGACGCACCAGGCCTTCTACCCCAAGTGCGGCGTCCACCACGCTTCGAACGTCCACCTGAGACTGATATAGGGATCGGACTTTGCCGGCATCCCGGTATCGTTCGTGGCCAGGATCGAAGATGCACGCCAAAGGTGCATCCTTGCCCATGATAGGGGCCGGGTAAGCCTTACTGATAGCGTCACCAGTCTCATACCCGAATCCGAGAACCCGAGCACTGTCCTTGATTGCAGCCTTCGCCTTGATGTAACCAAAGGTTGCGATTTGAGCAACCCTCTCAGTTCCCCATCGACGGGAAACATACTCGATCACCTCCCCTCTTCGTCTGTCGTCAAAGTCGATATCCACATCGGGCATGCTCACGCGCTCCGGATTGAGAAAGCGCTCGAACATGAGGTCATGCTCAAGAGGGTCGATGTCCGTGATGCTTAGGGCATACGAGACGAGCGATCCAGCAGCACTTCCGCGGCCCGGTCCAACACGAATGCCATTCGCCTTAGCCCACATGACGAAGTCCGCAACGACGAGAAAGTACGACGTGAAACCCATCGAGACAATGACCGATAGCTCATATTCTGCCCTCTCAACTCGATCCCGCGGAATGCCGCGGGGATACCTCCTCTGAAGACCTCGATAGACCTCGGTACGAAGCCACAGATCCTCTGTCCAGCCCTCAGCCACGGGGAACCGCGGCAGAAGGTCTGTGCTCTCGAAAGACACGTCACAGCGCTCCGCCACGCGGAGGGTGTTGTCACAAGCCTCGGGCAGCTCGGCCCAGAGCCGGCGCATCTCCTCAGGACTGCGGAGCCAGTAGCCCTCTCCGTCGAACTTGAAGCGGCCCTCCTGATCAATCGTCGCCTGAGTTCCGATGCACAGAAGGAGATCATGAGCCGGAGCATCCTCCGGCTTCACGAAGTGGCTGTCATTGGTAGCCAGCAGGGGAAGACTCAGCTCCCGAGAGAGACGGAGAAGATCCTCCCTTACCCTGCGCTCGATCTCAATCCCGTGATCCATGATCTCTACGAAGAGGTTCCCCGGACCAAGGATGTCTCGAAGCCTGCCGGCAGCGGCTAGCGCTTCGTCGTACTGACCGAGACGGAGTCGAGTCTGAACCTCACCACCGGGACAGCCCGTTGTGCCGATGATGCCCTGAGAGTGCTCCGCCAGGAGATCGAGGTCAATCCGAGGCTTGTAGTACAGACCTTCGGCGTAGGAGCGGGACGAGAGCCGGAAGAGGTTGTGCATGCCCACGTTGTTCTCCGCCAGGAGCGTCATGTGAGTGTAGGCACCACGGCCGGAGACATCATCATCCCTCTGGCTCGGGTCTCCCCATCGCACTGGAGTCCTCTCCTGGCGTGAGCCAGGAGCCACATAGGCTTCGAGGCCGATGATGGGCTTCACTCCGGCCTTCCGGCCGGCATCCCAGAAGGCGTACGCCCCATGCAAGTTGCCATGATCCGTCATGGCGAGCGCCGGCATGCCCATCTCTGCGGCGGACTGAAAGAGCGGCCCCAATCGGGCCGCCCCATCAAGCATGCTGAATTGCGTGTGGTTGTGCAGATGCGCGAAGGTCACACGTCTACTCCTTCAAGTGTGCTCCTGATCGGGTGTTGAACCGCGCGCACCAATCGCGCGCCTTCTTCTCGTCCTTCACGGACACAGACATCTCGACTCCATCCCCCGTGACTATGGTGATGAAGACTGCACCCTTCTTCTGCCACCCGGTCTGAAGAGCTGAGCGGGTCAGGGTGCCGCGCGATGCGCCGGCAGTGACCGAAGCCTGAGCACCGGTCATGAGGCCGCCTGAGCGGCCCACAGACACCGTGTCATCCCTCAGGCTGACCTTGATGCCCATCTTCTTCGCATCGGTCACGAAGACATGATCACGGACGTAGCTACCGAAGCCCATGGCTCTCCCCCTCTGTCGAGTGGAGAGAGCCTAGAGCCTAGGACCGACAGACGCCAGAGTCAAGCGTTAAGCTTGACGTGAATCCGATGACTCCCGACCTTGCCGCAGGAAGAGCATCGCTTCGTGGCTCGGGTCATCCATCGAGCCTTGCACTTGACCATCTTGGCCTCATGCGGAGTCTCTTCCATGTGATCGCAAACCGGACACGAGTCCCGAAGGAGTCCGTATCCGTGATCGCACCGAACGCCCTCAAGAGGATGGCTCACTTGATCACCCAAGTCCCGGATCGATGCTGGCAGTCACAGCCCTTGCATCGCTTGTGACGCTTCGGCTTCTTCTCGTCTGCCGCCTCACGGCAGGGGGCACAGATCATGCGAGCGGACGCGCGGCGGTTGAGATCCCAAACGCTTCGTCTTCGTGCGAGAAGACCTGAGATCCGGCAACTCGACCAACCGGAATCATCGGCCCATCGGGGCCATCACAGACGACGCAGGTAAGGCCGTTCTTCTGAGCGTCGTTCAAGTCTGCGGGAACAATGTACTCGACCATCTCAGTTCTCCGTCTCGATGATGCCGCACTTCTTGCGCCACCAGGCGCGCGCGGTCTTCGTGTTGGCGTGCTTCGCCATGTAAAGCCAGTTCTTGGGGATCTGAGCCGGCTCAGCCGACTTCTCCTCAACGGGCGCCCGACGGCCCCTCAAGCGTGTCTTGCACGCCTTGCACGTGACCTTCTCGTCCGTCGCCAGGTACTCGGCGTCAGCCGACAGGAGCGTCTCACAGAAGGGGATCAGGTAGCCGATCTCATCGAGGTTGGACGGCAGGTGAACCTCCCCGCCCTTGACGCTGATCACGTTCTTGGCCATTCCGACTCCCCGGTAGATGTTGGCTGATGAGAGAAGCCTAGGGCCGAAGCCCTAGGCTGTCAAGCGTTAAGCTTGAGGACGTGAGAAAACAGCCGTTCGCCGATGTAGCGCGTGTACGCGGGAGGGATGGCCTCAGTCAGCTCTTCATGAACATCGGTCCAGTTAATGCCCATGGCTTCCTGCATCTCCTTGACACTGCCCTTGCCCCCGCCCTTGCCGTACGCCGCGATGTAAGGGCCTTCCTGCCACTTGCCGTGACGCCAACCGCGAGTAAGCCCCCGGTGCTTCTTGTGCGCGGGCCTCTCCATTCCCCATCCGATCAACTCGAACTTCCTGTGACGCAGAACTCCGAGACCGAACATCTCACCGCACAGAACAACGTGAGGAATTGACTCCGGGTTCTCGATCACGGCCGGAAGGCCGGTTTTCTGAATTGCATCCTTGATTGGCTGATACAAATCAGGGTACTGGAAGTTGCGAACCTTGTTGGTCCCCTTGTTCAATGCACACTTCTTCTGACATGGCGGGGACGCGTGAATTGCATCATATTCCCCGGAGTGCTCGCGGAGATATTCGACAGCATCGGCTTGAACAAATCTGAACGGGTAATTCTCCCGCTCGACAATGTCAATCCCCGTGACATCGAATCCCGCATCATCGTAGCCCCTGCTGGCAGCGCCAGCACAGCAACACAGATCGAGAAGCTTGGGCCTCAAGCTTCCTCCCTTCGTCGTGGACGGCAAGAGTCTGCCGGCCCATGGCCAGCTTGTCAAGCGTTAAGCTTGAGGTGCCATCACCGCAGCTCAGAGGACGTAGACCAAACCGTTACACAGTCCGATGTCCGGTCTGGGGCCGATGGACATCCATATACCTAGTGACAGGCCCCCTCAGGGGGCTGAGGCGCACGCGCCTCGCGCGTTATTTATTAACTAAATAATAAATACCAACCCCCTTAAGGGGGTTGGTTATATAGTTAATGACTAACTGAGTGACGCTAAATGTACAAAGCCCTAGAAGAGCATGAATTAGAGATGGACCTGGGAATAAAAGTTGCGGACATTGTGTCCGCGGCATCCTTTGTGATTCATGCAATCGAGCCATTGGGATGTTCCAAGACTCCCCCGAGCGGCTTCAGGCCGCCATAGCCTATCTGACAGGCGCTCACTAATCTTCCGGTCACCGGTCGAGTCTCCCGAAGGAAAAGTAAATCTGAAGTGCTCCCAGATTTACTCAATGCTCCCCTTCGGTTCTGGCAGATTCCTGGTGATCGGAACTAACTTCGAAGTTCATTGGTAGCGGAAAAAGATCCTGTGCCAGCTTCGTTAAATCCACCCGTCCTTGTGGGGCGGTATCGGCCCGGCATGTTTCCGCATGCCGGGCTTTTTCATGTCCCCTTCGAGGATTGAGGATATTACATGACCGCGATTCGCTATCCCGGCGCAACTTTCATAGGCCCTACCGTCAACCGTACCGATGGTGCGATGAGCACCGTTTACGGAATCGCTCTCCACATTCAGCAGGGCACCGAAGCCGGTTCAGAGGCATGGTTCAACAACCCTGCGGCTCAGGCTTCCTCGCATCTGCTCAACCCGAAGACCGGCCCTCTGCGTCAGATGGTCGACTTCGATGACAAGGCTTGGGCCGAGGTTGCCGGCAATGCCCACTGGATTTCGATTGAGAATGAGGGCTACCCGGGCGACAGCCTGACCCCTTCTCAGGTTCAGAACATCGCCGACTTCTACCGCTGGGCTCATGCCGAGTTCGGTATCCCGTATCAGAGCACCGATGACCCGAACGGTCGTGGCCTTGGCTGGCACGGCATGGGTGGTGCCGCTTGGGGCGGTCACTACGACTGTCCTGGTGAGCCCATCAAGGCTCAGCGCGCTCAGATCATCGCTCTTGCTCAGGGCGGAACCTCTCCGGCCCCTCAGCCGGCTCCCAAGCCGGTTGTCCTGGTCCCTTATCCGGGACACCTTCTGAGCTTCAACCCGAATGTCTTCAGTCGGGATGTGCAGACCTTCCAGACCCGCATGCTCGACCGCGGATGGACGAGCATCGGCTCCGCCGATGGCAAGTTCGGTCCGAAGACGCTCGCAGTCGTGAAGGCCTTCCAGAAGGAGAAGGGCCTTGTTCAGGACGGCATCGTCGGCGAGAAGACTTGGACGGCCGCGTTCCGGACGGACAACGTTACCCCCTAGGCGTTTCTGAAGGCCCCTTTCTGAGGGGCTTACTTTCTAGGGCCGCCCCTATACAGGGCCGCCTTTTGCACATACCCGGCTTCTTGTAGGCCGGGTTTTCCGGACCATAGCTTAACGGTAGAGCACCGGCCTCATAAGCCGGCATCGTCCGAGTTCGAATCTCGGTGGTCCTACTAAGGTCTCCATATAGGGCCTTCTATATAGGGGGTTGTATATGGGGTCTTCTTGGCAAGGTAGTAACAGAAGGTCTGAGCTGCCAACTAACTGGGCTTCTATCAGAGCAACTGTTCTCAGCAGAGACAGTCATCAGTGCACATGGATCGAGACTGACAGCAAGCGCTGTGAGCGCAGAGGCACAGAGGTAGATCACATCATTGCTGGTGGCTCTCATGAGCTGAGCAACCTACGGACACTCTGTACTTGGCATCACGCGAAGAAGTCATCGGCCGAAGGCAATGCCGCCAGGAAGCGGCTGAGCATGAGTCGGCCGAAGGGCCGGCATCCTGGCTTGCTCTGACTCACAGTGACATCAGGTCAAACTCGGACATCCCGACGCACCCTTTGAATTCATGCCTGATCGAGACAGATGACCTTCGAAAGGGTGGGGGGTAACCCCCTATGACCAGCCTTTTTGATCGGGACGAACCTGCGGCTCCGATGGCGTACGAGTCTGGGAGATTTCGATCTTAGGCCCTGAAGGGGCTGAGAAGGGCGGATTATGCCTGTCAGTCACCATCAGGGCAAAGAGTGGCTTGAGAGACGATATGCGGAGGTCAGACCATCCTCGGTCGTTGACCTCGGTGCCGGAGAAGGCATCTATTCCATGCGTCTACGGCCCCTCTGGCGGTCTCACTGGACCGCCCTTGAAGGCTTCGAACCATACGTGAATCGGTTCGATCTGAGGGCCAAATACGACCGTATCGACGTGGCTGACATCCGGTCCGCGGCCTTCGAGCCGGCGGATCTCTACATAGCTGGCGATGTCCTAGAGCACATGACTCGGGCGGAAGCCCTCGAAGTCATCGAGCGCATGAAGGCCGTTGCCGGCCACATCTTCGTGTCCGTGCCGATCATCGAGATTTGCCAGGGTGCCGTCAACGGCAACCCTCTCGAAGAGCACGTGCATCACTGGACTTTTGACGACATGCACTCAGCCCTTGACGGCTGTGACTCGTTCCGCGGCTCCGTCATCGGAGCCTTCCACTGGAGTCGATGAAGGGAGGTAGCCACTATGAGCGGACGCGGTCCGGCTCCGAAGCCGGCAGACAAGCGCCATCGGCGCAACGCCTCAGGCACTACCTCTCTGGTCCCTGACGGCATCCTTCGCGGGAGTCCGCTCCCGCGGTCCGGCTACTCTCTCCGAATCGACGGAGAGAAGCTTGACTTCTCTTGGCCCGATCAGACGAAGGCATGGTGGCTGAACTGGCGCCGTAGCGCCATGGCACAGACCTTCTCGGCATCAGACTGGGACTTTCTCCTTGAGACGGCCGTGCTTCACGCGGCCTTCTGGGACGGGGACCGGTCCGTAGCTCCTGAACTCAGGCTTCGTGTAGCGAAGTTCGGGGCGACTCCTGAAGACAGGCTCCGCCTGAAGCTCACCATCGAGAGCGATGAGCCGGCCGAAGGGCCGGAGATCAGTGACTCTCCTGGCGTGCCTCAGATGAGCGACTACCGCCGCAGGCTTGCGGCCGGCAGTGAGTGAGAAGCTAAGGCCGCTCCCTCCGGATCAGACCCTTGGATATCGAGTCCTTGACTGGTGTCGGGACAACCTCGTTCAGCCTGATGGCGAACGCCAGGGCGAGCCGTTCGAGTTCACCGATGAGCAAGCGGCCTTCATCACACACTTTTATGCGGTCGATGACCGCGGCAAGTTTTCCTTTCGCCGCGCAGTCCTTTCCCGTCCCAAGGGATGGGGAAAATCTCCGCTCTTGGCGGCTATCTGTTGTGTCGAGCTTCTAGGGCCGGTCGTCTATGCCGGCCGGGACGAGTCTGGCGAGCCTATCGGCAAGCCTCAGCCCTCTCCCCTTGTCCAGCTTGCAGCAGTCTCCGAGGACCAGACAGCCAACACTTATGACCTGGTCCGAGAGATGCTGACTGGGCCCGTCAAGGCCAATTATCCGGATCTTGATGTAGGCCTGACGCGCACCTATTGCGCTGGGGGACAGCTCAAGCAAGTCACCTCGAACAGCACTTCCCGAGAGGGCAACCGTACAACGTTTGCTGTCCTCGATGAAACTCACTTGTGGAATCCGTCCAATGGCGGAGACAGGCTCTCAGCGGTTCTCCGCCGAAACCTTGCGAAGATGAATGGTCGCTCCATCGAGACGACCAACGCATACGTTCCCGGCGAAGAGTCGGTTGCCGAGAAGTCTGCGGAGTATCACAAGAAGATCGTTGAGGGCAAGGTTCGAGACTCGGGCCTTCTCTACGATCACATTGAGCCGCCCTTCGAGGTTGACAAGACCGATGACGCCTCGATTCGTAGGGCTCTTGCCTTCGTCTATGGAGACGCTAAGGCATGGATCGACTTCGACCGAATCATCTCGGAGATTTGGGATCCGGCAACGGATCCTCAGGACGCCGATCGCTTCTACTTCAACATGATCACGCACGCTACGGATTCGTGGCTGTCTCAGCCCGAATGGCTGGGCTGTCTTGATTCCGAGAAGGACATCGAGCCTGGCGACGTGATCACGCTCGGATTCGACGGTTCTCGAAAGCGCACCCGCGGCGTAACTGACGCTACTGCGCTCATAGGCTGTCGCGTGAGCGATGGCCACCTATTCCAGATAGCCGTTTGGGAACAGCCCGAAGGGCCTGACGGAGAGAACTGGGAAGTCCCGATCATCGAGGTTCTTGCCGCCGTTGATGACGCCTTCGACCAATACTCGGTTGTCGGCTTCTATGCCGACCCCGCCAAGTGGGAAGGCCACGTCAACACGTGGGAAGCGAAGTACGGGAACCGCCTTCAGGTGAAGGCTTCCGCCAATCACCCCGTTGAGTGGTGGATGGTCGGCGGACGCGCATCCCTTACGGTGCGCGCTCTCGAAGTCTTCCATAACGCGATCATTGATCGAGAGATGACGCATGACGGCTCTTTTGCCCTCACTCGCCACATGCTCAATGCCAGGCGCCGCGTAGGCCGCGCCGGCATCACGATTGCGAAGGAACATCCTTCGAGTCCCCGGAAGATTGATGCCGCCATTGCGGCCACTCTCGCGTTTAGGGCGCGCATGGACGCAGTTGCGGCCGGCGCCACTCAGGTCAAGAAGAAGTCCAAGCGGATGTATCGCTTCTGAAAGGGGGCACTTGTGCTCAATGACACGAACGCACCGAATGCCCCCGGATGGTGGCTTCTCCGTCTAGGCAACAAGCTCTCCGATGATGCCGGGCGACTTGAAGACCTCGAAAAGTACGATTGCGGAGATCACCCGTTGCCGGTAGGCAACCGGAAGATGCGTGAGACCTATCATCGGCTTCAGAAGAAGGCACGGAGCAACTATACCGGCCTCATTGCCGAAGCTGTGCGGGAACGTCTCCGCGTTCAGGGATTCCAGACCGGATCCGACGGCACTCCGAAGACGGATGCCGAAGCCTGGCGAATCTGGCAGGCGAACAGTCTTGACGCCGATTGCGGAATCGTCCATCACAAGGCCCTAGCCTTGTCCCGAGGATACGTGATCGTCGGTGGGAATCCGAAGGACCGGAAGACTCCGATCATCACTCCCGAATCGCCCTTCGAAGTCATCCATGAGCCGGACCCTGTCCGGCCGCGGGAGACGCTTGCAGCCATCAAAACGTGGATGGATGCGGTTGAGGGCCGTCAGCTTGCTGTCGTGTATCTCCCGGACCGGATCTGGTACTTCCGAGCTGTAGACCCGAAGGCCAAGACAGCCAATTGGGACGCGCAGTCATGGGAGCTGGACCCCAACCGGAAGGACGTGAAGAATCCGATCGGCGAAGTCCCCGTAGTGCCCTTCATCAACCGGCGCATGCGCGCGCCTATGGGCATGGGTGAGTTCGAGGATGTCACCGACATCATGGACCGGATCAACATCACGACTCTCGATCGTCTCGTGACTCAGGCGATGCAAGCCTATCGTCAGCGATGGGGCAAGGGCATTGACGTTGAGGACGAGAACGGCAATCCTCAGCGCCCGTTTGATCCGGGCGCCGATCTCTTGTGGCTGGTCCCCGATGAGAACGCTCAGTTCGGCGACTTCCAACAGGCAGACCTCAGGCCCCTTCTCTCGGCCTCTGCGGCCGATATCCGAGACATCGCGGCCATCAGCCGCACTCCCCCGCACTACCTTCTTGCGGACATTGCCAACGTCTCCGGTGACGCGCTCACCGCGGCCGAATCCGGCTTGACGGAGAAGGCCAAGGATCGAGCCGTTGAATTCGGTGAATGCTGGGAGCGGGTCATCAGGATGGCCGGCAAGTATGCCGGCTCCGAGATCGGCTCTGACAGCACGATTGTATGGGGCTCCTTCGAGCGTAGGACGCTCGCAGAGCTGGCAGACGCTGCCGTGAAGTGGCAAAGCGCCGGAGTCCCCTTCAGGGAGCGCATGCAGCTTCTTGGCTTCACTCCTACTGAGATTGATCGGATGGAGACGGAGCGCATGAAGGATGCGCTCCTGGCCGCTCTCAACAGCCCGATGGGCGTTGACCCTGGCGCCGCTCCTGGCGCTACGACTACCGCGCTTGCCGCCCCTGGCCAGACGCCAGCCCCTCAGGCTGGCCCTCCGAAGCCGGCTCCTCAGCTGGCGGCTAAGTGACCGCCGATCTCCTGGCTCGACAAGCTCAGTCCGCTGCCGCGGACGTACGGCAGAGGACAACAGCCGCCGCGCGGCTGACATGGCTGAGCCTTCCCGATTATTCGGATGAGGGCCTGGCCATCTGGCTCTCTCAAGTCGTTCCTCTCGTCTCTGCGAGCCAGCAAGTCATTGCCACGCTCACCGATATCTACATCGCCGGAGTCCTCTCCGAGATGTCTGGTCAGCACGTCTCCCCTATCGGGATCCCTGCCGAAACGGCCTCGGGCCCTGGTGTCCGGAACGGACTCCCCATGGAAGACGAGTACGCCAGGCCTTTCAAGGAGATTTGGTTTCAGCTCTCCCAGGACAAGGACTTTGCTCAGGCGGTTGGGATCGGCGAACAACGAGCCATGTCCATGATCGCCACTGATCTTCAGTTGGCACGCACGCACTCTGCGCGCTACGCGCTGACTCGCTCCGGCCCCGCGCTGGGAATCGTCGGGTACCGACGCATTATCACGTCTGCAAAGGCGTGCCAGCTCTGCCAGATTGCATCGACTCAGCGCTATCACATCGCCGAGCTGATGCCGATTCACAACAACTGCTCTTGTGGTGTCGCTCCCATCAATGCCGAAAAGGATCCGGGACAGCGAATCGACAAGGCATTCATTCATCCGGACGCAGAAGCGTCCGATGCATCGGGCAAGTTTGCGCCCTATTACGCGCATCCGGGCTCAGTGATTTTCCCGGGCCTCGAAGTGCGTCAGCACGGCGAGATAGGTCCGGTCCTCACAGTCAAGGGGCAAGCCTTCCGCGGCCCTGACGACATTCCGCCGGCCGCCGAAACGGGGGCCTAACCCGAAACGGGAGTCAATTCATGTCTACGCCTACCGAACCGAATGCCACTGCCGCTCCCGCGGCTCCTGCTACTCCGCCGACTCCGACTGAGCCGGACTGGAAGGCAGAGGCCGAGAAGTGGAAGCTCTTCAGCCGAGAGAACGAGAACAAGGCGAAGGCCAACAAGGCCGCCGCTGATGAACTTGCTCAGCTCAAGGCCGCTCAGCTTTCCGCTGAGGAGAAGGCGAAGGCGGAGGCCGATGCCGCCCGCCAGGAAGCCGCAAACGCTACCGCAGAGCTTGCCCGATACCGCGTGGCAGCCGCGAAGAACGTCCCTGCCGAGCTTCTTACCGGCTCTGATGAGGCGACCCTGAATGCTCAGGCTGACGCACTTCTCAAGTTCGCAAAGGCGATTGAGCCGACTCCTGATCTCGGTCAGGGCAACCGAGGGGCAGCCGCCCCTCAGGACCCCAACTCTTGGATTCGCGCCCAGCTCCGGCGCTCCTAATCGCTAAGCCCTGACTCCCATGCCCGGAGTCCGGGCTTTTTCCATGGGAGGAAACCCCTTGCCTACCAACCCGTTCTCCGGTGGCCAGTACGGCTCCGGTGTCTACCGCAATGCCGGTTCTCCGGCTGGCGGTGAAGCTCTTGTTCCTACTCCGGTATCTGCTCAGATCATTCAGGAGCTGCCGTCCGCTTCGGCGATTCTCTCCCGGGCGCGTAACGTCCGGATGAGCGCGCTCACTCAGCGACAGCCGGTCCTGTCCGTTCTGCCTCAGGCCTACTTTCTGAACTCTGCCGGCACTCCCGGTGGTGCTGACTTCGCTCTGAAGTCCACCACTCAGCAGCAGTGGAAGAACGTCAGCCTTGTGGCTGAGGAGCTTGCGGTTATCGTTCCGATTCCGCTCGCCTACCTCGATGACGCTCAGGTGGACATCTGGGCCGAAGTCCGGCCCCGCATCGTTGAGGCTCTGGGTATCGCCATTGATGGCGCCTGCCTCTTTGGCGTGAACCGTCCTACCACCTGGTCTACTGACATCTTCACCGCTGCCACCGCGGCCGGCAACACTGTCACCGCGGCCACCGCCTCTGGCGCGAATGGCCCGGATCTCGGAGTTGCCCTGACTCAGCAGGGCGTTCAGCTTGTCAAGCAGGGATACGCGATCAATGGTTTTGTGACCGCCCCCGGCTTCGGCTGGACTCTGGCCGGCTACCGGTCTCCTCAGGGTCTCCCGATCTACCAGCCGAACACCGATGGGACCCCCGGCGGCAACCTCTACGGCTTTGCCACCTCGGAGGCCAAGAACGGCGCCTTCGATGCCACTAAGGCCGCTCTGATTGCCGGTCAGTGGGATAACGCAATCATCGGTATGCGCCAGGACATCACTGTGACGATGCACACCGATGGCGTGATTCAGGACGCCTCCGGCGCGATCGTCCTGAACCTGATGCAGCAGGATTCCGCGGCTATGCGCGTGGTTATGCGTCTTGGCTTCGCCACCGCCGCTCCGGTTACCGCGCTTGGCGCGAAGAAGGGAACTTATTACCCCTTCTCCGTCATGAACCCGGTTACCTCTCTGACCTGATAAGGAGGTTCCATCAGTGCGCATTTTGGCGGCTGTTCACTGGTATGTGCCGCACCACAACGGCGGTGCGGAAGTCATGCTTCACACGATGCTTCGCGCCCTGGTGGAACGGGGGCACGCGGTTGACGTTCTTGAGTCGCGTGCCCCTCTCAATGACTCCTACAGGCACACCGGATACGAGATCGACGGTATCCGCGTGCATCCTTATCGGGACAAGGAAGACCTTCCCGTCTTGATGGCGGAAGCCGATGTAGTCGTAACCCATCTGGAGAACACGGCGAGAGCCGTAGTCCTCTCCCGGTGGATGGGGAAGCCTTGCTTCGTCATCAACCACAACGACTACGAGAACACGCGGTCATGGAGCGGGGACCAGGATATTTACCAGGTTCACAACTCCGAATGGCTCAAGGATGAGCTTCAGCCCGTTCCGATGAGCCTCATCGTCCGTCCTCCGATCTTCTCGGACGAGTACCGGACGAAGCCGGGTGACAAGGTCACCCTGATCAACCTCAGTGACGATAAGGGCGCTTGGGTCTTCTATGAGATGGCCGCGCGCCTTCCTGAAGTCGAGTTCATGGGCGTTGTCGGTGCTCATGGGGATCAGATCCTTCAGGATCTCCCCAACGTGGAGATCGTCCGGCACACCGACCCTCACGCCATGCGTGAGGTCTACGGGAAGACTCGGATTCTCCTCATGCCCTCGATCTACGAATCTTGGGGACGAGTCGGGGTGGAGGCAATGGCTTCCGGAATCCCTGTCATTGCAAGCCCTACAAACGGCCTCTGTGAGGCTCTGGGAGAGGCCGGGACCTTTGTCCCGCGCAATGACCTGAACGGCTGGGAGAGCGCCCTCAGGCGCCTTCTTGATGGCCGTTCCTGGCGTGCCGCTTCACGGCGCGCTATCCAGCGATCCGCAGAGCTTGATTCTCTGCGCGATACAGACCTAGCGGCCTGGTGTAAGGCGGTGGAAGAAGCATGACAGCTCTGGCAATCGTCGCAGACGTTGAAGCCCGCATGCCGCGGGCTCTTTCCACTGCCGAACAGACTCGGGCCGACACACTACTCATCGACGCTTCGAGCCGGATCCGGAAGCACTGCCGGCAGACCTTCACTCGGGATCAGACCCGAGAGATCATCTCGCCGACAGACAATCAGATCGTCTTGGCTCAGCGGCCAGTCATCTCGGTTGACGCGCTTGAGCGCGTGAACGCCGATGGCAAAAGTTTCACCCCCTTCTCCGTCTGGACTTGGGACGGAGCCCAGACCATCATGCTCGGACCGCCTACAGTCCTGCTGAACGCTCCTGAGGCGTGGACCGACACGGATTGGTTCTGGCGCAACATCACGTATCGAGTCCAGTACACCCATGGCTACGACGTGATTCCCGAAGACATCGTCGGTGTCTGCGCGGGCATGGTTGCCCGAGTCCTCATGGCTCCTGGCGCTCCTGGCGTCATCTCGGAGACCATCGGCGGCTATCAGTACCGGATGGCCGATGGCTTCCCCTCGGCTCAGGTCAGCCTCACGACTGACGACATGGCGATTCTGAGCGACTACCGCAACCGCCGTAACCGGACGATCGAGCTTCGATGAATCCGGGGGTCTCCATCATTGTGCGCCGTGCCGGCGCCACGAAGGACCGATACGGTAACCGAAACATTGACTGGTCGAATCCCGTGGATTCCCAGCCTCTCGGGGGCTGGCTCGATCTCAAGCCGATGAAGGCTGACGAGTCGGACAAGAACCGGACTGACGCCACTGCCGAGGGCATTGCCTACTTGCCGGCCGAAGCCGACGTGAAGGCCTCTGATCGTCTGATCATCGATGGCGTTGTCTATCAGCTTCACGGCCTTCCCTCCCCCATCTATCGTCCCGGTTTTGGTATCCATCACTACGAATGCCGGATCAGTAGGGCGGAGGGCTGATGGGCGGCTTCCGAATCTCAAGGAAGTGGGCTCAGGAGGATCTACTTCAGATGCCTGGCCTCATCGAGATGCTTGAAGATCAGGGCCACGTGAAGCAATCGGAGGCCGTTCGCCTTGCGGCGGCCCACAACCGCACTGGTGATTTCCAGCGGTCCATCAAGGGTGAACTTCTAAAGGCCAAGAACGGCCGTCCTTTCTACCGCATCTGGTCGGACGATCCCGCTGCCCTCTCGATCGAGTTCGGTTCGAAGAACCGAGCCGCTTCAAGAATCCTCGGCCGCGCCATTGAGAAGTGGGGAGACGTTAACGAGATGAAGCATCCCTCTGTCAAGGGCAAGCGCCATGAGCGGATTGAGAAGTCCATTGACGACTGGGCCGCGAAGGCACTACGCCGATGACCGACTTCGTTGACATTGAAGAAGTCCTCACGGGCTGGCTCGACAGTCAGCTTTCCGCCTCCGGCGTTGAAGTCGTCACCCGAGTACCTGACGAGTACAACGGCTCTCAGAAGGTTGTCCGAGTCGTCCGTCTCGGCGGCTCAGCCGACGCTTATACCGCATTCGACTATCCGCGGATTGACGTGGATGTCTTCGGGCCCGACAAGGGCACGGCAGCGGACCTGATGAAGATTGTCCGCCGGCTCATGCTGAGCGGGATTCTCACGGCGAATCTCTCCGCCTGGTCCGCCTCGGTGTCTCACGTCCGTGAGGACGTGGGCCCTCAATGGCTCGATGAGCTTGACTATCCGCCCGCCGGCCGTTACCTCATTCAGTTCACGGTCCTGGCGCGTTCCGTCTAATCCCTAGGAGACAAGATGCCCATTACGGGTCAGTCCACTTCCCAGATTCGTGTAGCCGGCACTGGCCGGCTCTTCGTCGCTCCCGTCGGCACTGCCGCGCCCACCGATGTCAGTACCTCTTGGGGTGCGGGTTGGCAGGATCTCGGTCTTACCGATGACTCCGGCGTGGTTGTGAGCAAGAAGGACTCTTGGGATTCCATTGCTGCCTGGCAGATGTCCGTGCCGGCTCGAATGGTCCCGAAGTCCCGCGCTTTCAGCGCGAAGTTCACGCTTCTTCAGCTCAATGCCGTGACCCTGCCCCTGTGGGCCGGCGGCTCCGCAGTGACCACCTCTGGTGGCACGTACAACTATGCCATCTCCGAGACGCTGTCCAGCTTTGAGCGGGCTCTCGGCATCGAGTGGACCGACAACAGCGGCGCCATCACGAACCGAATCATCATCCCGCGGGGTCAGGTGTCGGACACTTCCGATGTCAACCTGACTCGGGCCAAGGCTGCCGGCCTTGGCATCACCTTCGACGCCATGGGCCTTGACGGCACCAGTCCGCTTGTCACGTGGCTCACCAATGACCCCAACTTCACGCCCTGATTCTTAACGCTTGACAGGACGTTCCCATTCGTCCGCGGCCCCGAAGGAAGAGCGGGGCCGCGGAACTCTTCCCGAAGGAGATTTACCTATGACTTTCAACGTGAACGTTGCCCGTGCCCAGCGCCTTGAGGCGAAGGGCGAGAACTTCTATTTCGAGGTTGACGGAGAGAAGTTCTCTCTGCCGACCGAGCTTGACGTTGATCTCCTGGCCAAGCTGAAGGACACCGATCAGTCGGACATCAAGGCTCTCCTGGCGGTCCTCATGGGCTCGAAGAAGGACTCTGACCGACTCTTCCGCCACAAGCTTTCCGTGCAGGACTGCCACGCGATTACGAAGGCGTGGCGAGAGGAGACCGGTGCGAGCGTGGGGGAAGACTCGGCCTCTGCGAGCTGATCGAAGAGCACGCAGAGGAGATTGAAGCCGATCTTCTCTCCCGGTACGGGATCGACATTCACGCCTATCACCGAGGCGAGATCAGTACCCGGCGAATGCTGAACCTCATCCGGCGGCTTCCGCCGGACTCGGAACTAGGCAAGGCCATCAATGGCCCATCTGCTGACTGGTCCCGAGAAGAACATCTTCTCGCCCTTCTGGCGGATCGGGTATCTGAACTCACTTGGGTCTTCATCTGCGCCAACTCCGAAGAGGGAGAGGCGCCCGAGAGGCCGAAGCCCATTCCACGTCCGGGCATCGAGTCCGAAGAGCCGGCTGACGCCAGCTCTCCCGCTGAACTTGCTTCCTTCTTCGCTAGCTAAGAGGTGATTTACCATGGCCGGTAACGGCAGTGCTCGCAGCGCCGGCGTGGCATATATCGATCTCGCCCTTGGCGACACGAAGGCCCTTGTCGAAGGCATTACCAGGACGGTAACGGCAATGGCCGCTGCCGCTCAGGCGGAGATGGCTAAGGCCTTCACCTTCGGCGGGGATACGTCCTCACTGACTGCGGTTGTGGAAGCCGCCACAACGGCGGCTGAGGAAGCCGGTAAGGCCGTCTCTGAGGCTCTTGCCACGGCCGGGGAGACTGGGACTCGATCCCTTCAAGACAGCATCACTACCGGAGTCCAGACTGCGGCTCAGGCCGCTGCCACGGAACTTACTTCGGATCTTGCTGCTGGCGCAGAGATTGCCGCCCAGCAGATGGCCCTCATGTTGGGTCAGGCTCAGCTTCATATGCCGTTGGATCAGATCGGCGTTCACGCCGCTACCGAGGGCGCTCGAATCGGAACCACGTTGGGCAACAGCGTTTCCGAGGGCATTAACCACTCAACCGGCTCATGGGCATCTTTTGCGATTCCCGAGCTTCAGCGGTATGCAAGCCGAGCACAGTCCATCGTGGGCAACGCCTTCACTCAGGCCGGCCACGACGGCGGCGAAGGCATGATGAAGACCTTCTCCGAGTTCGGGAAGGGCATCACCTATTCCGTTGGCTCTTGGGGCATCGGATACGCCATCGGCAACAGCATCACGACGGCCGTTTCTTCGGCCCTGAGCTACGTGAAGTCCGCAGTCCTCGACTTCAACTCTGAGATGCAGTCCGCGAACATCAGTTTCGGGACTCTTCTCGGATCCGCCGATCAGGCCAAGAAGATGATCGGGGACATCAAGCAATTCGCCCTCACGACTCCCTTCCAGTTTCAGAACACGGTGGAATACTCTCAGCGCCTCTTGGCGCTGGGCATCAATGCCAAAGACATCATCCCGGACCTGACGGCCCTCGGTGATGCGGTCTCCGCCCTCGGAGGAGATCCCGCCACGCTCAATGGCGTGGTGACCGCCTTCGGCGAGATGCAGTCCATTGGTGAGCTGAGCATGGTTCACCTCCGTCAGCTTGAGATCCGCGGTATCCCTGCGCTCAAGATTCTGGCCTCCGAGTACGGCGTTTCCACATCTGAGATGAAGAAAATGATCTCGACCGGAACCGTCATGTCTGACGTTGCCCTGCCCAAGCTGATTGACGGCCTTGAGCACGGGACGAAGACGACGAAGGCCTACGGCGGAGAAATGGCCGAACAGTCGAAGACCTTCAAGGGCGCCATGTCGAATATCTCGGATGGCGTGACTCAGTTTGCTGCGGCCGGCTTCCGGCCCATCTTTGACAGCCTCAACCGTTTGGCCGTTCGTGCGGGAGACTTCATCACGAAGGGTGGCCTTGAGAATCTGGCGCCTACCGTCGCTAGCCACGTAGCCTCTGCCCTCGGCAGTGTCTCGCACTTCTTCGGCGAGCTGTTCCGGTATCTGGCGCCAGCGGCGCCGGTCATCAAGGACATCATCGACAACCTGATTCGGTTCTCGATCCTCAAGCAAATCTTCGAGGCCCTTGGGCCGACTCTTCTTGTACTTGCTCAGGCTCTCGGAGCCATCGGCCACAATCAGCTTGCCGCAAAGGTCATTGCTGACCTTGTCGAGGGCTTCATCATGCTGAAGGCGGCACAAGAGGCGTGGAACATCGTCATGGCCATCACGAATGCAGTGATGGACGCAAACCCGATTTCCCTGATCATTATCGGAATCGCCGCGCTGATTGTCGGCTTCGTTGCGCTCTACCAGCACAGTGAGACTTTCCGGAACATCATCGCCAGCACTGGCGCCTTCTTCGGGCTGATCTGGCACGGAATCCTTGTGGCCTTCAACTTCGTGAAGGACGGCATCCTTGCCGGCTATCACTGGATTGCCGACGGCCTGTCCAGCGTCTTTCACTCGGATCAGGTTCAGGGCGGACTGAAGTTTCTCGGCGTCGCCTTCCACGAATTCATGTCGGTGGCCACTACCGCCATTCATGCAGTGGCTACGGTAGCCGTATGGCTCTGGAAGAACGTCATTGAGCCCGTTGTGCAAGGAATTTGGTTTGCGCTTCGGCTCCTGACGGTCATCGTTTTCACGGTCCTTGTCACCCCCTTCGTGATTGCCTATCACCTTCTTGAGCCGCTGATTATGGGCCTCTGGCACCACGTCTTCAAGCCGGTCTTTGACTGGATTGCCGACGGCGCCAAGTGGCTTTGGAACAACGCGCTTCATCCTGTCTTCACTTGGATCAGTGGTCTCTTCACGGGCAAGCTGACGAAGGAGATCAAGGCCCTTTGGCAGGACTATGCAATGCCCGCGTTCCGCGGCATTGGGGACGCTGCTAACTGGCTCTGGAAGAATGCCCTTGAGCCGACCTTTCACGGAATCGGAAAGGTCTTCTCTTGGCTCTATGACTGGGTCATCCGGCCATGGTTCGATTCCCTCGTTGCCACCTTCCGCGGCATCGAAGTTATCGCCAAATGGCTCTGGAAGAACGTCTTTGATCCCGTCTTCCACGGGATCGGAACCGTAGCATCGTGGCTCTGGGACAACGTCCTTCACCCCGTGTTCTCGGGCATCGGAACGGCCGCGAAGTGGCTTTACGAGAATGCCATCAAGCCCGCCTTCGACAGCTTCACTCACGCGATGAAGGATCTGGGCCACTGGGCCTCTTGGCTCTACGACGTAGCAATCAAGCCGGTCTTTAATCTGATCGGTCGGATCATTGACGACGTGCTCAAGGGGATCAAGTCCGGATTCAAGACGGCCGTTGACGGAATCTCTTCGATCTGGCACAGTCTCGTAGACATCCTAAAGGGCCCCCTGAACTTCATCGTTGATACCGTCTACACACACGGTATCCGTGAGGTCTGGGATTTCATCGCCGATAAGGTCGGAATCCCTCAGCTTCCACCCGCGCCGCACTTCGCAGAAGGCGGCATCATCCCGGGACCGGCTTCGGCCGGAGACTGGATTCCCTTCTATGGCACTGCCGGCGAAGGCATCCTCACCGTGGATGAAATGGCCGCTCTCGGCGGCCCTTCGGGCTTTGCTGCGCTTCGGGCGATGCTCGGTGGCAAGGGCGGTGACCAGGGCGACGATGGCCACTTCAAGAGTGGCGGCATCCTCGGTTCGGTCGGTCACTTCTTCGGCTCCATCGGATCCGGAATCGGTGATCTGGCCAGCTTCGCCAAGAGGATCGTTCAGGGCGGTCTTCGGACCGTTGCCAATGAGATGCTGCGACCTATCCTCAACGGTGTCGGATCCATCATCCCCGGTGACTCCGAGCTGAAGCGTCTCCTTGTCGGGATTCCCAATCACATGATTGATGGCGTCCTCGGCTTCTTCGGTGCCGAAGACAAGAAGGCGAATGCCCGGGCTACGGCCGGCATGTCGCCGGACCTTGCAGGATGGATCACCACGGCCGAAGGCCTTACCGGTGTCGGTGCTGATTGGACTGCGAGCCTTGCTCAGCTCATCAAGATGGAGTCCGGCGGGAATCCCCGCGCCATCAACAATTGGGACAGCAACGCACAGCACGGTGACCCGTCTCGGGGTCTGATGCAGACCATCATGGCGACGTTTCAGGCCTACCGCCTGAAGTCTCTCCCCAATGACATCTATGACCCCGTTGCGAACATCGTTGCCGGCATCCGGTACATCCTTTCTCGCTACGGCTCGATCTCCAGTGTGCCAGGAATCAAGAATCTGGCCAACGGCGGATCGTACGTCGGATATGCCACCGGGACGGACAATGCAACGCCGGGATGGTCTTGGGTCGGCGAGAACGGCCCTGAGCTTCGGTACATGGGTGGCGGGGAGTCGATCCTCAGCCACAAGGACAGCGTCAATGCCGTCAGGGCTCTCAATGCTCAGTCGGCCCTCGGGCTCTCTCGGCAGCCTCAGGCTGCCCCCGTCATCAATGTTGATGTGACAGTCGAACTCGATGGAGAGCGCCTTGACAAGCGCGTTGACGTGAAGATCGATCGCAACAATGACTCGCTTGCCAGAATCCTGACCGGAGGGAGAACTCAGTAAATGGCTCTCGCCATCTCGGGGACTCCCTCCCCGGATTTTGCCTTCGTCTCCCTGTCAGTCTCCGGACTGACAGGGTATGACGCGGTTGCAATTCAGCGAACGAATCCTGACGGTTCTCAGGTCATCATCCGGAACGCCAACTACGTTCTTACTGGCGGAGCCGACACCTTTGCATGCTCGGACATCGAGGCCCCCCTAGGGGCCGCAGTCACATACACGGCCATTGGCGCCATGTATACGACTCGGAACCTGGTCCTGAATCCGAGTCTCACAACCGATCTCTCTAACACTCAGGACTACTCCAGTGTTACCCGGGCATGGATCAACACGGACGGCAAGTATGGGCCGTCATGCGTGCAGCACACGAATACGGCTACTGCTCTTGCCGGTACGACATGGACTATCCCGACTGTCACCGGGATCACGGGGGCTTTCCAAGTCTCATGTTGGGTGAAGCTGCCTGCTAGCGGTCCGACCACCCTTAACCTGATTTGCCGAAGTGGCACCACTACGGTCAAGAGCGCGGCGATCACTCCGCTACCGCCGGCTGGCACGTGGACTCGGGTCACTACAAGTTTCTCCCTGGTCTCGACCGACACAATCGACAGAATCGGCGTTTCGTCCAACGCCACATCCGGAACCGTCTGGTGGGCAGATGCCGCCATGGCGGAAGTCAGCCCCATCACGCACAACTACGGGGATGGGTCATTCTCCGGCTGGTCATGGGACGGCACTTCAGACGCTTCCGCGTCCCGGACCAGCGTCACGACAACGGCTCAGGCCACGTCGTCTCCGATCACCATTTCGGTTGCAGCCGGAACCGGCTGGCTCAAGAACATCACTCAGCCGGCGCTCAATACGGAAGTATCCGTTGAATCGGTGCAGGACGTGAAGAGGCCTACTCGATCGCAGACCTATACCGTCATCGGCCGAAAGAATCCGGTGGTCGTCTCGGACGTCCGAGGCGGAAGACAGGGATCTCTCACCCTGATGACCACGAATTCCACGGACCTGCAATCAGTCAGGGCGCTCCTGGCGCCCGGATCCGTCCTCTTCTTTCAGGCGACTCCGGCAGACGGATTCGATGATCTGTACTTCGCTGCGGGAGACGTGACGGAGAAGCGACCGGCGGGGGTCTCTACGGACCCAACGCGTCTATGGCAGATCGATTTTATCGAAGTCGATTCTCCCTCCGGCGCTGCCAACGGGCTGCCGAATAACTCCTACACACAGGTTGTGTCCTTCGGCACCTATCAGGCGGTTCTCACGAACCGGTCGACCTATCTCGATGTCCTCAATACGCCTTACGGAAGTGGCCCGGGAGGTATCTGATGCAGAGCGTTTCAGCTCGGTTTCTGGAAGCCCTCCGGGGTTCGTACGTCTCCACCCCTACGGCAGACCTCTGGTATAGCAGGGCTCTTGTCGCCTCGAATCTACCGATCGTTGACGGCTCTATTACGGTGGACCGGACCTCGAAAACTCGACGGTCCGGCACCATCACAATTGGTGACCCCACCTTCTTCCCGCTCTATGCCAACTCTCCTCTTGCGCCGTACGGCGCGGAGCTGAATATCAAGTGGGGCATAGTCTTCCCTGACGGGACGATAGAGCGGATCAGCCTCGGATGGTTCAGAATTCAGGACGTGTCTCAGGAGACTGCCCCCGGGCAGGGCTCCGGAGGCCTTCCGATCGTCACCTTCCTCGATCGTTCTCAGGCAGTCTCGGACGCCTCATTCCTTGATCCGATCGACCGGGGAGGATGGGCCGTCAAGAGCCTTCTGACGCACCTGATTCAGGATGTTGTCCCTTATGCCAGCGTTACGTTTGACCCGAGCCTGACGGATGGCGTAGTGCCTGGCGGAGTCGTCTTTGACTCGGCTCGATGGGATGCCGTCTCATCCTGTGCCGGCTACCTCAATGCCGATGCCTACTTTGATGTCAACGGCAATGCTGCCGTTGTCCCGGTGCCGTCGCTAACTCAGTCCACTCCATCAAGTGCAGCCGTCTGGACCATGGACGCAAGCACTGATGCCGCGGTAGCGGCCGGAGCCAGCCAAAGCGGCGTCCTGGTCTCTGCGAAGCGAACTGTGAGCCGAGCTGGCGTCTACAACTGTGTCAGCGTCTACGGCGCTTCTACGGGCTCTGGGAGCCCGCCTACCGGCTACGCATGCGATACCGATCCCCGGAGTCCTACGTATTTCGGCCCTGCGCCGAACGCGGGGAATCCAGCTCCTAGCAGCGCCTTCGGCGCTCAGCTATATCGGTATCAGAACAATCTCTTGACGACTAACGCCATGTGTGCCGCGGCGGCTCAGACTCAGCTCTCTAACTTCTTGGGCCTTGCCCGATCCCTGTCCTTCACCGTGTGCCCGAACCCGGCTCTCGAAGCCGGAGACATCATTCAGGTGATCTATCCCGATGGGAAGAAGGAGCTGCATCTTCTGGACTCGTTCACGATTCCTCTTGGGCCTTCGGCCCAGTTCTCCGGCTCCACTCGGACACTCACTTATCAGCTCTCGGGAGGTACGTAATCAGCGACAGCCTCAGGCGCCTCTCTGGCGCCATTGCCAAGAGCCCCCAGGCTTCTCCCGCCATGTCCGGCATGGCGCAGGCTCTCAAGGCCTACAGCGCCACGTTTCAGGGCACTGAGGCCGTTGATTCCGGCCTCTCTCGAATCACCATCGGCGGGCAGACTTTCCGGTATGTTCCGAGGCTTTCGAATGCCTGGTCTTCCCCGCCTTCGGTGGGGACGACTCTTCTTGTGGCTTCCATTAACGGGAGTCTTCTCATCTTCGGCGCCCAGGTGGGCGACACATCAAAGGCGGTAGGACCCTAATGACTGACTGGACTCCAGTTAGCGACTTCGACAACTTTGATCCGCCTATGCCGGGCTGGCTCGATCCGAACTGGCCTTACCCGGACTATGTCCTGACCGGCATCGAGCCGTCAGTTTCGGGCATCCCTGATGGGAATCCGAACGTGCTGAGCGTGCGCCTCGGGCGCGTAGTCGCTCAGGGGACGATCGTCGGAACGTTCATGGTCCGCACCTTTGAGGGCTGGCTTCTGGACAACGTCTTTCCGCACAACTCCTATTCTCCGGGCGACTTCATCTATCTCCTGGTGTGCGGGCAGTGGTGCATTGACATGGGCCAGCACTCCTATCTTCCGCCCGTTCCTCCGTTGCCGGCTGGTGCCGCGCTTCCTCAGTAAGGGGGTTGAATGTCCTCGAATACGGCCAAGGCGGGATTGACGTATCCCGCTCTGAGCGACCCCCCGAATGTTCCGTCGAATCTCCAGACGCTAGCCGGCCAGCTAGACGGCATCGTGATTCCGAAGTATGCGTCGGCAACCGCGATGAATGCCGCGAATCCGTCGCCTACTGGTGGCGACATGTGCTATCGGACTGACCTCAGGGCTTACCTCATGTACGACGCGACCGCGTCGGCATGGATGACTGCCGCCTACGGCGCATGGACTTCGTTCACTCCGACGTGGACTGCCGCAACTACCAATCCGAGTCTCGGTAACGGGACCCTGACTTCTCGATGGTCGAGAGTTGGCAGGACGATCAATTGGAGCGGTTATTTCGCGGTTGGCACCACCAGCACCGGAGGTTCCGGCGCCTGGCAGATGTCGATTCCCGTTCCTCAGGTGTCCACGACTGTTCCGTTCGTTGGGTCTGCGAACTATACGAACGTAGGCGACAACTATTACGTGGGCATCTGTGAGCTTCTGCCCGGAGCCTCGAACATTGTGTTCACGGTCAAGACTGGCACGTCGTCAACCGCCTTTGGCCGGGTGACCACGTCCATTCCGGTAACGGCATCGACCAATACTCAGATTTCGTGGTCGCTGACCTACGAAGCCGCATCCTAAGCAAAGGAGCAAAATGACTTCTTACATCTCTTTCCCCGATCTCATCGGCCTGGTGACCTCTGGTGTCACCCTGCACAACATTCTGCGGTTTGCCGCAACGAAGCTCTCTGCGGTTGCCAAGGAGGTTGAGTCCGGCTCCGTCCCGGAGCTTGTGAAGGAAGCCGAAACGGCTCTTGCCTTCGCGAAGGAGCATGATCCGAAGCTGGTCAATGCTGTCGAGACTGAGGCAGCGAAGCTGAAGGATGAGGCCCTGGCGGAGATCAACAAGGCTCGGCATGCTGCTGCTGAGGTTCTGCGGAACCTTGCTGCTGACGTTGAGCGCCTGGCCGGCGCTGAGCCGGCTCCCGTCGTGACCGATCCGGCTCCGCCGGCCGGAGCGTGACCCCGTGGGTGATGATGACCGAGTGATCATCACGCCCCGGGACATGTATGACGTGCTGACGCTCATGAGGGCTGATCTCCAGAGGGTCATCCTCGGACTCGATCATGTCCTAGCCGACACTCAGGACCATGAAGCCAGGATCCGCGCCATAGAGAGCGCGGACTACGTGACCGAAGACGCTCTCCGGGAGCGATCCAACAGAGGTCTTGTTGTGGCCAGCACCGCGGCGACGATCGTCTCTACCGTTGCGGCCGTGGTTGCAGTCATCATCACCCGGTAAGCGAAGACGCAAGACAGAAGCCCCCTGCCATCAGGCAGGGGGCTCTTCGTCGTTTGGCGGTCAGACCGGGAACTCTCCGGCCTTCACAGCGTCAACGAACGCGGCCCATCCCTCTGGCGAGAACGCCAGTCGGGGGCCGTCAGGGTCCTTCGAGTCTCGTACCTTGCCGGGAGTGGCGTCATCCACCTCGACGCAGTCCCCGCCGGATCCGTTGCTGTAAGTGGACTTACGCCACTTTTCCTCTTCCATCGTGCTCCCTTGCCGCGCGCTCGACCCTTCGGATGGACTCTGCTGGCGGCAGCGCAGAGGCCCGAGCTAGATCGTAGGCCCCCGCGTAGCGCTGCACTATCGCCGGATCGTCAAGGAGCTGTCCTGAATGGACCGATTCGACGTACGCCGCCGGCGGCTCATCGAGGAAGCTCATCAGGGTCACTGAGCCGCCCATCATGGCGTGAGCGCCAGAGTCGAACGGTAACACCTGAAGGAGCGCCGTACCGGCGCGAACGAGAGATGCCACGTGCCGGAGCTGATCAGCCATCACAGTTGAGCCGCCGATGGGCGGACGAAGGACGGCTTCACTCAAAATGATCCACAACAGGGGCCGTGTTGAGTCATCGAGGATCTTCGCTCGATCGAGTCGCGCGGCAACGGCCGCGCTGATCTGGTCGTCCCCATCCCACGGACGTGCCGCCCTGATGACGGCCTCTGCGTAGCCGGCCGTCTGCATCAGTCCGGGGACCAGGTCCCCGCTGTACTTGCTGATCGTCACGGCTCTGGCTTCAAGAGCGGCAGTGGCCGCGAAGTAGTCCGCGTGCTTGGATGCCGTGGTCATGGGCCACATGCGTTCGAAGAAGCCATCAGTCTGGAAGACCTCATCGAGCCGCTTGGAGAGATCTTCCTGCGGCCGGCGGGCCGCGGACTCGATCTGACCGATGTAGGCACCGCTCACGAAGACTCGACTCCCGAGATCGGCCTGAGTCAGGCCGGAGACCTCACGATGCCTGCGTAGCTCTCGGCCGAAGAAGGCCGCTGGACTCAGCTCACCCATGATCACCAATCCAACAGATCCCGTTGTTGTGCTGGTAGCTCTACACAGAGTAGCGGCATGAGCCGAAGATTGGGGGTGTCAGAGAGCACGACTCTTCCGGGACAGCGGGAGTGACGAAATGTCAGAAGAAGTACAGACGCGCTTAGGCGCGATCGAGAGCGCACACCAGAGACTTGCCGAGCGTGCCGCGGAAGCGCTCGCGTCGGCCCTGAGGATGGCCGGCTTGCCGCCGCTGCCGTCCTTGGAGCCCCACAACTTCCCGGCGACGGGGATGCTCGGTGGCGGACACGTCAACCTTGGCGGGGCTAACGCCCATGCCGTGATGGCCTACGCGGCATACATCTCCGAGGCTGCCGCTCGTAACGGCAGGCAGCTTCATGGATCGTCGCTCGACCCTCGGGCTGCCCTCACGATGCCCGAGCTTCGGCCGGCCACGTACGTCCTTCTCCCCGGGCCGGAGGCCAACGATGAGTGAGTTCCTTCGGTTCGGTGACGTGGTCGTGGACATCGAGACGCACGAAGTCCTCACCTACATGGACACGTCTTGTGGTCGGCGGATCGTCCGCCCGATGGGAGGCGGACGGGAAACCGAGAGGCACCCTGACTGCATCCGGAAGGCCACCCCTGAGGAGACGCTGCAAGCGCTGAAGCGCCTTCAGGACGCCAAAGCCGCCGCTGGCCTCAGCTAGCGGCCCTATACGCCCCGGGGGCTGTTAAATGACCCTTCCGGCTCCCGGGGTGCCACATGCGGTACAGTGGTCACGACATGGTGTGACGGATTGCCTCTGTTTCCACATGTGACAAGCCCCCTGCCATCAGGCAGGGGGCTTGTTTTCGTTCAGGCAGACTAGAAGGCTTCCGCCATTATCTCCCCGAAGGCCATAACGAAGGCCCTTCGGGTACTCTCGGGCATCTTCTCGTCAAAGGCGAAGCTGACCTCAATGAGCGTCTCATCATCGCCTTCAACCTTCAGCTTGTCGTCACTCGGGATCAGCGCCATCAGGCATCTCCTTCCACTCAACGTCTGCGTAGTAGATCGTTGCCTTGGCTCCGTCAGCTTCGATGGCCCTTGCATGTTCCTGGGCGGGGCGGAGAAGAGTGAATCGCTTGCCCGTAGGGCTGAGATAGCGCGTCTTGCCGCCCGAGCGGCGTACTCGGTAGATCCGCTCAGGCATTTTGAATGATCCTCTCGTAGCAGATGAGATAGCCGATGGCGTCGATGATGGAGTCTCGATGGCCAGGAGTCCCGATGAGTCGAGAGAGCTTGAGTTGGACCATACCGACGGCCACATCAAGGGGAGCCACGTCCTTCCCGAAGGTTGCTGACCACTCCTTTGCAGTCCGCCTGAAATCGTCCGATGGATGGCCGTAGACGGCCTGTCGCTCCCCATTCCGAACGATCCTTGCCGCGGTCATCTCCGCCGGCTCAGTCTGGTCAGCATCGCCATGAAAGGTGATCTCAAGGCCAAGGGCCTTGGCGATCAGGTACTCAAGCCGAGAGCCTTCGGAGTCCTGCCATCCCGGAAGCATGAAGACCATGGACGCCTGAAGCATCATCTTGATGTCGGCCCTCATATACTCCGGGATCTCTCGGTCCTGATCCCCCTCGAAGTTCTCGGCAGGGTTGAGGACGTGGAATCCCTGATGCCGAAGCGTCTTCGCCGTTGCGGCGAAGAGAGGATAGTTGAAGTCTGGCAGGCCCCTCATGGGGCCGGAGATGTAGATGGCATCGGTCACTTCGGTACCGCCGTGACGTTCTCGATGATGTTGAGGGTAACCGGCTTGATGCCAGTGTCGACCTTGTCGTAGTCGCCTTCGGCGTTCTCGACCATCTTGTAATCCGCGCGGTAGAAGCTACGGCTGCCACGGCCATTCGGCTGCACCTTGACGCGTGTCTCCGTTTCCGCAGGACGCGTCTCGTTCTCTAGCGTCTTGTAATTCCAGTACACGCGCTCTGGCGGCTCCTGGCCCTCTTCGAGGCGGAGCCACTTCCAAGAGTCGTCAGCTCGATACGCCTCCCAGATGTCAACGACCGTAGCCTCTACGATCTCGCAGGATCGCCCAGACATCCGAGGATAGAAGACGGTATCCCCTACCCCATACTCGTTTCCGCGCCAGTCAGTCAGCTTCACGCGATAACCTCCGTCACTGGAATGCCCACAGCGCGGGCAGCTTCTACGGTGTGCATGGTGCCGTTACTCTGGCCCGGCACGATGAAGGCGATACAGAGATCGGCGCCCTTCTGGACCATCTGGTAGTTGCGCAGGAAGCCGGCACACTTCCCGAACTGATTCCAGTCCGCGGGGTGCTTCTCCTGAATGATGTCCGGATGCATCTCACACCATTGCCGAGCCAGCCTGTCTGCGCCTTGAGGGCAGTCCCCGTGAACGATGGTGAAGGGCCTCTCAGGGTGAAGCTCGAAAGCCTCATACCAAAGAACCGACTCTAGCCAGGCTCGATCAGTCCACTTCCGGGAACCGGTGATGAGGAGTCTCAAAATCCCTCGACCATCGCTCGAAGCTCTTCCCGAACAACGTCACGAACCGCGCGCTCAAGCGCCTCGACCATCTCAGCCTGTCGATAAGCCTTGTCCCCATACCAGTTATCAAAGACCTCCCAGACCTTTGGGCTGATCTGGTAGTCGCTGCCTTCGATGTTCACCGCGTCTCCCTTCGCTTGGCCTGTTCGACCTTGAGGAAGTGCGGGAAGTCCTCAAGCATCTCCTCATAGGTGTTAGTCCAGTGACTTGCGACGTGAAGAAAGCCCGGTTCTAGAAGGCGCCACTTATCGTCACGCTTCTCGATCTGAAATTTCCTCTTGTTCCTGGAGATCACCGCTTCAGCTCCTCCCATCTCTTCGCTATCCGCTTTAAGTTGGCGAGAACGCCCGGGGCAACGCCCCGGGCTTCCCACCTCTTGAAGAGCTGATCAGGCATTGTTGCGACGGCCGCCAATGGCGCCCATCAGACTGGAAGCCACCACGATCAGGCCGAACCACTTCCAGAACGAGAGGACCGACGGGAAGACCAGGTGCAGGATCTCGGCGAGTCCGGCATCGATCCCGAAGACGATTGCCAGAACGAAGAGGATGCCGACACATGCAATACCGGCAGAAGTCTCGTGCTTCAAGGTGTGCTCCTTATGCTGCGGCCGGCAGCTTGCCGGCGGTACGGGAACCGGGGCCGTCGTGCTCCACGGCCAACCGGTTGATGTGCTCATTGATGCGCTGAGTCAGGCTGTCGATTGCCCGATCAACCGCCTTCCGGGCGGCATCCGTCGGGAACTCTTCTCCGTCCCGGAACCGGCGCTGAAGCCGGAAGCGATCCTCAGCAGAGATCGATTCGAGAGCCGCATCGATGTCCCAAAGAGCGATGCACACGTTCTCGAAGACGAGAAGCGAAGTCCGGTCATCCGGACCAGTGGGCACCGAAGTCTCTCGAAGAGAGAGATCCCAGTAGGCGTGAGAAAGAAGGCCTCGAACCTCTGCCGGAGTGTAGAGATAGCGGGCAGACCGAACGGTGTAGTCGTACCGCTCCCGAGAGGCGTAGGAACCCGCTACGCGGCCCATGAAGGCCGTGACAAGGCCGATGTTCTCCGGGAATCCCTCAAGCATCTCCGGATGCTCCACAAGAGCCGTTAGGGCTTCCTGAGACATGTCCTCGGCATCAATGCCGGGCCACTTCCGAGCCATGCCCTTGCCTACGCGGCGGGCAAGATCCTGGATGACTGACCAGTCAATATCCGTCACTGGCTCACCTTGGTGACGTAGTTCTCGAAGACCGGGATAGAAACCCCGTCAGCGCCGACGGCAAGGTAGGCGCGATCCCCGTCAGAATCAGGCTTAGAGCCCACTGCCTCAATCTCGAAGATATCTCCGGAGTAGTCCTTCACCTTGTCGCCGACAGCAAACTTCGGCTCGATGATGCGGACGTAAGAAGCCGTCTTCTCGAAGTTGTTCACCTTCTCCAGTCCGGGACACTTCCCGCCGGGAAGGACGTAGCCCACAAAGGCCGCCCCAGCGTGGGAGATGGGCTCGCTAATGATCTGGTATTCCGTGCCCGTGTATGCGCCCCTGTACTTGCGCCCGGTCCATGCCTCTGTCATAGCAGTCTCCTTCGGGGGGATGTAGTTGAGATCGAGCTGAGCACTCACGAGATGCCCGTAATGATTGAAGGTCTTGACCTCTCGGATTTTCCAGAGCCTTCCAGCGAAGTAGAAGGGGCGGTTCAAATCGACTCCGAGACTCGTCATCGGTACTCCTTCCCCTCGACCACAAAGCGGCCGTTGTTGATGTAGATGACCTCAGGCCGCACTTCGCGGCCAGTGACATGAAGAAGGCCAAATCCCTGCTGCCAGTTGGCAGCGCCAGTAGCCAGATAGCCGGCCTTCTTGATGTCCATGAGGTTTCCGACTTCCATTGCCCAGAGTCGGCGAGTACGGCCGTTGTAGCCGAAATCCTTCGGCTCAAGTCCGCATCGGTGCGTGTGACCGATGACCACGCTCTTGCCCGTCTTGTTGACCAGGCTCATTGCCGTGCCCGCCGGCCTCGGAGAGATGGACGGCCCCTTGTGGCCGTGAGTGCTGATCCATCCCGGAGCGATGTCATGAATCAGTGGAAGCGTCTCGATGCCGTATTCGGCATGCTTCAGCATCACGTCATAGTCAATGCCTTCGTAGCCGTAGAGCCACGGGGCATAACGCTTCACCGCGTCAGAGACGCGCAGATCATGATTGCCAAGGTGTCGCTTCCACCAGCCGTCGTAGACGGCCCTCACGCGCTCCTGAATCCCGTGAGCGCTCTTCAGGTCCTTCGTCAGGCTGGTGTCGAACTCGGAAGCCGTTCCCTTGCTCCATCGAGACGGAGGAGAGAAGTCCATCCAATCCCCGATGTCCACGATGCCCGCCGGCTGATAGTCGGCGATGAAGGAGATGAGGGCGTTGACCGCCTTCGTGTCGTGCTCAGGGATCTGAGTGTCCGGCCAAATGAGAATGGTCTCAGTCTTCGTCACTTGGCATCACGCGCCTCGATGGCGTCCGTGAAGTCAAGGTGACCGATCTGAAGACTCAACTCAACGCAGTTAGGTGCCGCCGAGTTCCGGAAGGCAACAAGCCTGCCGCCCATCGTGGCGAAGTAACCGTTATCGCCCATATCCCGAACAAGGTTCGAGATCACCTCATCAAGGCTCTCGTAGGTGGCGGGCCCCTTGAGGAGCGGCCACTGATTCAGTGCGTAGATGTAGGTGAGCTGATCAAGGAAGATGTCGAGGTTCCATGCTGCGTCTTCCGTCGTCAGCCCCTTCAGTGATGGAAACTTCTTCTGAGGCAATGTGCTCCTTGTCCGGTGGCGGTCCCGGAGGACCGCCACCTTGCTTGTCTAGCGTTAAGTTTCGCGTCATGGCTAAAGACCGAGCTTGCTCCTCAAGGCATCGGGCCCGTTCTGAAGTACGAAGCTGTTCACGTCATGCCCTTGGGGCATCAGGATCGTTCGAGCCGCGCTCACGTGGCTCTCAATCTTGGCGGCAAGATCCTGGCCTTCCCCGGAGTCATCAGCGTCCGCCAGGACGAAGACCGTGTCATAGCCGCGGAAGCATCGAGCCCACCACTTTTGCCAGGCTTTCACCCCGGGGATTCCTACGGCAGGGATGCCGGCCTGATTGGCGGTGATGGCGTCCATCTCGCCCTCACAGATGGCGATGAATGGAGAATCGATGTCCAGAGCCGGAGTGTTGAACATCCTCCGGCCGATGCCGGCCGGCCACTGATACTTGTCGTTGTGGATGCCCTTGCAGTCTTCGTGACTGATGCACCGGAAGGAAGCGCCGGTTACTCCGGCGCGAGTCCGATACGGGATGACGAGCCGTCCCGAATACTGCTCATGACTCGGATAGGGGCTTGCGACTACGCCGATTTGAAAGGATCGAGCGCTGTCCTCGGACAGGCCCCGTTTCCTGAGATAGGCTACCGCGCCTTCGTGACTTGGCAGAGCCGCCGCGTAGTCCGCCGTTGCTGAACTGTAGAACTCGATCAGCGAACTCGACAGCACTAGGGAAATCGCACTTCTCCTCCCTCATGATGATGGCCCATGAGTCGCCGGAGGCGTCACAAGCGAAGCACTGGAAGTAGTTCACTTCGAGGCTGATGGATGCTGATGCATTGCGCTCCCCGTGGAATGGGCACCGCATCTTCTGCCATCCGAACTCTCTTGCCGGCACTTCCGCATCCGGGTAGTAGTGCCTGATTACATCGAGGATCGGCGGCTTAGTCGGCGACTCGCTCAACTTCCTGATGCCACCCGCTGTTGACGCCATCGGGGAACTCGACGCGGTAAGGCGCGTCATCGCCATCTTCGAACCGCTCGATTGCGATCAGCACTCCAGTCAAGCCGATATAGTCTCGGAGCCAGCTCCTTGTGACCCGAACGTGCTCCCCAACCTTGAGGGGTGCATCACTCTTCGCGGGCTTGGGATCCTCGTAAGTCACAATTCCGGATCCGAGAGCCATGAAGGTGTGCTTTTCCACCCCAGCGCAGTCAAGCGCTTCCCCGATCTTGTCCAGATGTTCCCGCGCGCCAACACCGTTCACGTGGCGGTAGACAAGATCGAAGAGTGCCGATGCTTCCTCACTGCTCAGAGCAAGGGTGAATGTCTCAGTCTTTACAATCTTCTTCTCTGCGCTAGCCATCATGTGCTCCCCTCGGTTGCGTCCTGGTAGTACCTGAGCCCGATGTGAATCTGAGCCGGCGGCTCATCGAGATAGTCAGCCGCTGATCTCAGGACTTCCGGCCGGTCTCTAGCGGCCGTCAGTAGCCTCTCATTGCACATCCGGCAGAGAAGACCTCTGACAAGGTTCGTCTTGTGGTCATGGTCCACGGAGAGCCTGTATCGCCGCGTACCGCGGCAGATGGCGCACTTGCCGCCTTGAGCGGCTAGAAGCTTCTCGTACTCTCCGAGCCCGAGCCCGTATGTGCTCATGACCCTGTTTTCGTGCCTGGCGCGGCTTCTGCCAGCCTTGCGGCACGTGGTGCATGTCTTTCCCCTAGGGCCTGAGAAGAAGCGCTCAGCGCGGTTCTTGAGGCACTTCTGGCAGGGGCGGTATCCGGCCTTAGCCGGCATCGATCCCGTGACGCTTCAACTCCGCCTTGTACTGCGCGGCACCATTCTTCATGGCTCGATGCATGGCTACAAGGAAGGCAACCCGGAGGTTGTGATCGTCGTCCGGGTGCCGTCGGGCAAATCCGGAGCAAGCTGTCTGCCACCGGCCTTCGTCATCCTGTGCCAGAATCCGCACCCGGGTAGTAGTGCCGTCGGTGACAGTCTCGAAGCGAGCATCGAACGTCTCGCTCTGAAGGTTCTTGTTCAGGTTCCTCACTTCGTCCACCCCTTCCCGCGCTTCTTCGAGGCCTGAGCCTTCGCACGCTTGCCAGCTCGGTTGTTCGGGTAGCTCGGCTTTGCCGGCTTCGTGAGCCGAGAAAGAGCCTCGGTCATCCAAATCTGATAGTCCAAGTGAAGTGCTCCTTCAGCCTGTGAGCGCCATGCGCTCAGGTCGATACGTGAGATAGATCGGATTCCGTGCGGCGTTGTCAGACTTCCCACCGCGGTTCTTCACGGCGTTGACGCCGATGATCTGGAATCCTTCAGCGGCGCCTTCCGGCGTCGCATTGTGCAGGGTGAGAACGGCTTCCGGGACTCGTCCGATCTGGCCTCGAAGGCCGGAGAGGGGAACCGGAATGTTTCCGTCGTTGTACGGCCCCTGCACATGATGCAGGGCAATGATTGCCGCGGAAGTCTCTCGGGCGAGATCATGCAAGTAGTCGCATGCCGCCTCAAGCGCCGCAGTGTCCGAGGCTCCTCCCCCGAAATCAAGGTTGGAGATGTTGTCCATGACGATGAGGTTGGGCCACTTGCCGTACGTCATTGCGTAGGCCTTCAGCTCTTCGTCAACGTCATCGGGGCTCGGAGACGCCTTGAAGTCATACCGGATGTAGCTGGATTCCGAAAGCTTCGCGTCGATGGTCTTCGTCATGCCGTTCAAGACGGCATTCTCGATGTCCTCCGTCCGCCAGCCGGTCAGCATGGCTGCCGCCCTCTTGTACATCTCCCACTGATCGGAGTCAGCAGAGAAGTAGAAGCACGGGAGCATGCATCGAGTTGCGATGGTCTGGCTTAGGACCGACTTCCCGATGCCGGGAGCGGCAGAGATCAGTGTTAGCTGTCCTTGCCGGATGAAGAAGCCGGCCTCTTCGAGGCCTTGGAAGACCGTCGGAAGAGGAGCGCCGGCATTGCCGCGCTGATTCTTTGCCTGAACGAGAGTCTGAATGCTTCCCTCCTTCCCCTCAAGGGTGGGGCCCGAAGGCCCCACCTGTCAAGCGTTAAGCATGAGGGCAAAAAAAGAGGTTACTTCACCCATTCCGGCTTGCACTGACCGGAGCCCTGAGGCGCCGGGCAAGCCCACATCTTGTAGGGGCCGTTCTTGCTGGTGCCCTCTCGCCACACTCGGGAGCCGTGCGGGCAGGTAGGCGCGGCACCCATCCCGCCAGTCTGCGGCGGAGCCGCCTGAGGCTGCTGCTGAGTCCACGGCATCGCTCCCATGGGCTGACCCTGCGGAGCCTGGTAGGCCGGCTGAGAGGGCGCCTGAGGCGCGTAACCCGCGGTCGGATTCTGCGGCTGGTAAGCGTTCTGAGGCGGAGTCACAGGAGCCGCCTGAGAGGCCTCCGAGGGCAGTCCAGCACCCGCCAGGAAGCCGGCTCGGAAGTCCGTCAGACTCTTGCCGATCTGAGCGCCCTGAAGGGCGACATCATGAGTCAGGTTGGCAAGCTCATTGCCGTTGGAGCCTCGGACAGTGAGCATCGGAGCGCCGGGAACCTCGGGGATCTTGAAGTTGATGCTGAGAGGAGACTCCGGGAGCGGAGAGACGCCATAGGGAGTAGTCAAGTTCAGTTCTCCTTACGAGAGTTGGGAATGTACTCGGTCCCGCCAACGGCGGTACACCACTGAGCCACGCCGCAGAGATTGCGGCACTTGTCGCTTGGATTGGGAACGTAGATGCCGGCGTTCTGCCCGGCGTCCATCGCTGCGAACCACGCTCCAACACGCTCCCGCGTGTAGGGACCGAGGTCAGTCGGTGAGTCCGGCTTCCCCTTCTTTGCTAGCCAGAAGTCGCCCCATCCTGCCCGGATGCCGAACTCGGCTTCGATGGCAAGGTCATAGGTGGCTAGCTGCAAGGGGCTGTTATAGCTCGATCCGGTCTTCAGATCCCGGACTACCAGTCGGCCATCCTTCGTGATGATGACCTGGTCGATGTAGACGATAACACGGACGCCTGACAGCTCGAAAGTGATTTTCAGCTCGATGGCAAGCCGCCCATCAGGGGCGGTCCAGATCGTTTCTCCGGAAGTCTTCACGTACTCCAGATAGGAGAGTACCTGAGCCTTGCCTTCTTCGTATCGGGTCTCAATGTCCGTCTCCGGTTTCCGCCGGCCGCCGGTCATCCAAACCTTGAGATCAGGCTCCTTCTCATAGTCGGCCATGATGCCGACTCCCCAAGCTGCCTCGAACTCGGCTATGCACTGGTCCGGCGTGAGGGTACGGCCGGACTTCTCGAAGGCCTCGACAGCCGCGTGAAAGGCTGTCCCGTGAGTGAACCATGCGGCTGGCCTTCGAGGAACCTTGACGATCCTCTCAAGCCGGTAAGCCTCTCCGCAACTAGCCCACGATTTTAGTTGAGAAAAAGAACGCAGGCGCGATCCTGGCAAGCGCTACTCCTCTCCTGAAGGAAATGAAGGTGTGAAGCCACACGGTGTGTGCTTCGTTCTTGAAGTCCACGGGAACCCGCGGACACTGAGCAGTGGACACGTAGCCAGCCGTCTCCGGCATCAGACGCATCATGGCTGCGGTTGCGTCAAGGTCGGTGTGCTCACTTGTCCGCATCATGTACTCGTCCGCTTGCGTGTGGTGGACAACCACCAGGACCCCGTAAGGGACATCTGCATAGAGCTCTTGCAGCCCCGTCATGGGCCCCAGATCGAGCAACGACGGTTCGCTGTCCGCCCGCACTGCGGTCAAGCCGTTCACCCCACCCATCCTCTTTGACCGGTGCATCACATCTCGCTCACATCCGGAGCGGTACCGGTCGGATCCTGTGTGACGACGATCATACTCATGCGCACCGACACGCTGTCAAGCGTTAAACAACAGTCGACAAAGAAACCGCAGAGAGGCTGACCACACCCCATGTGGTCGCCTCTCCAAGTCACTGATATGCGGTTTTGTCGACCTTCGGGACCTAGTGATCCCCCTTGGGCAGGGAGAGCCTTGCCCGCTGGCCCTCGGTCGGTGGTTCAGCCCCCGCCGGCCACCTGATCATCAGGTCTCCGTCCGCGGGCACCCTTGGCACGTACTGAAACGGCGGATCAGCCTCGGGGCTGTAGGTCAGAACGCTCCCCAGCGCCCTAAGGCGGTTGTGCCAGTTGTCGAGGCGCCTTTGGGCAGCCTCGGTCAGTTCGATACCTGATGCATGCCTGACGTGTGACCGTAGCCGTACGGCAGCGTCTAGCGGCATATGGGCGCGTTCGATCTTCCAAGGGATGATGCTCTGGTAATCCACCGGAGCATTCCCGCCGAAAGGCCTACCCATATTCGTGAAACGCTGAGATACGGCTGATTTGGACACCTTGTGACGGGCAGCGATTTCTTCGAGCGAAAGCCCTTCAAAATCTCTTTCCCGCAGCAAGACATAGTCGTCAGGCAAAACGCGCGGTGCTGGCATGTGTCTCGACCCTTCATCACTAGCCGGCGGTCCATGGCGATGTGCCTGTTGCCAAGGTATGGGCAAGCGGAAGGGCATGTCAAGCGTTAACGATCGCTGACGCGCCGATGACTTGAAGTCACTCTATAAGCACGTTCGAACATTCATTCGGTTATTCGCATCGTCGCATAAGGATGCGGCCATGACCTGGTGTAATCGCTTGATCTCTCCTGGTGATGCCTAAGTGAAGGGCCGGCGGCGTATGTCATGCCAATGTGAAGAGAGCCTTAAACCGGCCACGGATGGCCAGATCCAGCCCATGAGCCGCCCGAAGGCGGCTTCGAGGGCATCAGCGCAGCTCAAAGGCAAAGCGGCCAAGGGCACGCTTAGAGAACTCTCCCGAAGGAGACGGTTCCCCTGCCAGCAGAATCCGGGGATCTGCCTCTCCCCCGATATGCACCGAGGGAATCCGCTGGTCGGAGCCCGGAAGGGGGGACCTCTCGGCATCCGTCAAGAGTCGTTCGATGCACTCCCAGACACCCCCATCCCGCCACCGTGCCCATACCGTTCGCAGCGTGGCCTTAGAGCCGTAGCGAGCGGGCATGTCGTCCCACGTGGCGCCCGTACGGGCCTTGTGAAGGATCGCATCGACGGTCACCCTTCGGATGTCCCCGCGGACACCAGGACGGGGCATATGAGGCTCAATGACGGCCCACTGAGCATCAGTGAGAGCCGCCGGGACATCAAGACTCCTATCCCGGTACCACTGCCCAACAGAGCACTTCCCGCCAATGTGTCGAGTCTCCACCTCTTCGAGAATCGTCACCTTCAAGTCGAGAAGGGCAATGAACCTCATCTGTTCCTGAAGGCCCATCTTCGGAAGTCGCTCACGCGACATTCGCGCTAGGTCGGCCAGATCCCTTCCGCGCTGAGCCGCCGCGGACTGGTCTTCCAGCCAAGAGACAAGCTCCCCGCGCATTTTCTGAAGCTCCTCAAGCTCCTCTGTCAGAGTCTTCGTGGCTGCCTTGACGGTTTCCGCCGGCAGCCCAGCCTTCGCATAGTCAACGGCCGCAGTTACAAGCGCCTTGCTCTGCGCATCAATCTTGGATTCAATCTCTTTCAATCGGATCTCAGTGCTCTCCTTCGAACCCTCCGCTACGCCCAACCACTCTGAAGCGATGTCTTCCAGAGCCTCCGAGCTTCCGAGGCTTTCGGAGAGGCGTGACCACACATAGCGTTCGATGGCAACGGCATCGAGCCGGCGGCAAGTGCACCTCTTCCCAGCGGGATCCGAAGGCGTGCGACCGCGACAAATGTACGTCCGCAGGGGAACGGGCTCCGGATCAGTGCGCCCGATGTACTGGGCCCCACAGAGGCCGATGAGCCGGCCGGAGAGAGGGTAAGGCTCTGCCGAGAGACGAACTCGACCACGCGTAGGCGTGGCCTCGATCTTCCGAAGAAACTCCCGCTCCTCATCCGTCAGAAAGGACGGAACCGGGATCTGAACGGATTCTCCATAAAGGGGATTTCCATCCCGATCCTTCTTCGCGTAGCCGTCAACATTCCGATACGTTACGTGCCCCTGAAGGATCGGCTCCGAGAGGATCCTGTTCCGGAGATTGGCGTATGTCCAGAGCTTCCCCGATCGAGTCCTTTCCCCATCCGCGTTCAGGCGACGGGCAATCTCGGAGAATCGCAGGGTGCGGAGCATCCCGACAACCATGCGAACGATGTCGGCTTCATCCTCGTTCACTTCGAGAGTGGACTCCCTCTTGACGCCCTTAAACTTGATTTGCCAGCCAAACGGCGGACGGCCGCCTGTCCAGCCACCATCGTAAGCCTTCTCTTGAAGTCCGCCCTGAGTCCGCTCCCGGATGGTCTCCCACTCGGTCTCTGCATAGTCGGCAGCACGGCGGAATTCAGCCCGGCCCGCGGCGGTCGTGTTGTCACAATCCTTGTCCACCAGCGCTACGAAGATCCCGAGGTCTTCGAGAGCCCATACCCAGCGCCAGAAGGCGCGACCCTTGCGCCCGATCCGGTCCCCCTTGGGGACTACCACAACGTCAAAGGGGCGCCGGCCAAAGCCGTCTACCGTCTCGGCTTCGGCCATGAGTCGATCGAAGTCAGCGCGTTCACCCATGCCGAGAGAACCTGAAAGGCCCTCATCCTTGAAGGTCCCTACATGCTCCCAACCCTTTCGAGCAATGTAGGCGGCGTTCCGCCGTAGGCCCGAGGCAATGCCATACCCGCGCGTCTGTTCCTCGGTGCTCACGCGGTTGTAGTCCACGGCGCGGAGCGTGACCGTTGCCGTTGAGCCGGCGTAGGGCATGGCAAGATGGGGCATGGCTCGGACTCCTTCAAAGTCTCAGCCGCGGGCGCCCGGGGCCTGTCCGCCCCGGGCGCCTCTCCGTTGTCAAGCGTTCAGCTTAGCAACATGCGCGGCTTGATGGGCTCACTCCTTCAGCGGGCCGAAGAGGAGTCTCAGGAACTCCTTCCACTCGGCATCTGACCAGCGGCGTTCCCGCCACTCGATCGGCTGGTCAGGCATCAGAGGCCGCCCGAAGGCGTGCGGCAGTCTCTCGGAGGACGCTCGCCATCTGATCGGCCGTGGTGCCGGCGGCATCGTTCATCGCCTGCACGAAGCTGAAGCTAGAGACTTCCCGGGCAGTCTTGCTCAGCTCCTCCCAACCCCTGTCAAATGCCTCACCAGCGGCGCCAAGGTAGGGAGAATTCGCGTCCCCATAGTCGGCTCCGAGCATCAGAGCATAGGCGCCAAGGGTGCAGTAACAGCCCTTCGCCACCTTGAAGCGCCCCTTGCCAAAGTGCTCCGGCTTCTCGGTGATGTAATCCGCGGCCTTCTCCATTGCGCCCGGAATGTCGATCTCAGGCATTTGCAACCTCCCACTTTCCTCGGTCCTGATTGTCAAGAGTGACCTTGAAGACGCTGCGCGTCTGCGAGTGATAGACGCAAAGGCCTTCAGGATTCATGAATCCCGGAGCGGCGAATGATCCGTTCTCGCGGAGATCCTTGAGTGCCGCAATGATGCGGCACTCCGCAAACTCCCCCCGATAGAGAACAGGAACGTGAGTCAGAACGGCTCCGCCGATTGGATAGCTGAACCCATCACCGACCTTGACGGACCACATGTCCGTGTTGAAGAGGCTGAAGACTCGATGCGCCATGTCATACTTGCGCCCGATCTTCTGCCCCCACCACTCGCCGTAGTGCCGGCCATATCCCAGCTTCTCGAAGAGAGCGGCGTGATTCTCGTAGACCCATGCCGCGAAGCCGGCATTGTCAGCCTCGGGAGTAATGAGGCGGTTCCGCGACTGCGCCGCATAGACGTAGCCGCCATCGCCGTCCGGAGTGAAGACGACACAGGCATTCGTGCCGTCGATCTTCTCCGTCACCGTGATGCTGCGAAACAGTCGAGGCGTCTTGGGCCACGCCTGAAACTCGATGTCAGCCAAGGTCTCTCTTCATCTCCTTCAGCCAAAGACGCTCTTCACGCCGCTTCGCAATTCGCTTCACCATTCGGACTGCCTTCGGGTTGCGGTTGCTGTCGAGAGAGCAGCAGGAGCAATACCATCGGAGAGTCCGTGATCGGCGCGCCATGTGCGCACCGCCATTACTCAGATGCAAGGCTCGGTCCTCACGAGAGTGCCCATGGCGAGATTGACAAGGATTTGAACCCGCCCCCGGCGGATGTACTCTTCGGCCACCTCATAGACGTGGACCAGATATCCGCTCTCGTTGAGCTTGTCAAGCCATCCTTCGAACCATGCGTTCAGTCCGTCCATGGATTCGAAGGCGCAGAATTCGTAGGATCTGATATCCCCGAGGTCTCCGTCTCGATACGGGCCCGGGTGGTCATCGTCTCCGTGAGCCCAAGCCATGTCACTTTCCCAAGCCTCGGAACGCGTCGCGTACGGGCCTACAGGAATCCCCCCGCAGTCCTTCTTTGGGCTCGCCACCCGATAGACCAGCATTCAATCCTCCTTGTCAAGCATTAAGCTTGAGGCTACGAAAAATCCCACGTTGACTCGATGCCGATACCCTCAGACCGAGAGGCTTCTGCGCGGTCAACCGGCATGATGGCGCCGCGGAACGTGCGCCCGATCTTCACCAGGATCGGGTCATCCGGAGATGAGATATAGAGATCGGCGATTGTCTCCCCTTCGCACTTCACCTTGCCGAAGCGAGAGAAGAAAGCCGGATCCACCATGAGAGTCCCCGGAATGACCGGGCTCACGCGCTCAAGGCGCGTCAGCATCTCGTCAACCCGCTCCCAGAGGTCCGCCGGCTGCCGCTTCGAGGAAGCATCAAGGAAGGGCATCCACGCCCCGTTATCGTCCTCGATCGAGAGGCCGTCCTGATGCCGGATCTCGATCCGGATATCTTCCTTCTTCTTCGCCCGCGCAATCTTGTCGAGCGTCTGAAGGTCTTCACGGGAGAGGTCAATGGACTCTTCTACCGGGGAAAGGTCATCTGTCGAAACCTCTGCATAGTCCCCGCTGGCGCAGTAGAGATCCGTTGCGGTAATCCCCAACTCCAGAGCATCGAAGTTAGCGATGATCCGACAGACCTTCACGGCGCTTCGCGCCGGCATGAATGCAAGAGCATTGTGCGTGAGCCTGGCAAGCTCAGGCGCGGCAATCAAGAACTGAGTCATCGGGCCAGTCATCCCCCCATCCGATCTCGGAGTCATTGCAGATCGGGATTTCGGTCAGCCCGAGATCAACCGCAGCGGCAATACGGTGCCCGCCATTGTGAAGCGTCCTGCCATAGGCCAGGACCGGAAGATAGATCCCATGGTGACGGATCGAGTCCAGCAAATCCGGGTACTCGGGATCAGCACGCTTCAGATCGAGGGTTTCCCGTACGGTGCTGATCTGGCCTTCGGCCGGCTTGCCGCAGTGCGTCATGGTGCGGACTACCTTCCCGCATTCTCCACACCTGTTGTAGCAGTAGGCATCCGTCGACTGGAAGTTCAGAATCTCAGAGAGGGCGATCATCGTAGTCATCAGTACGCCATCCCGAGCTTGTCCATCTGTCGGCGGTCAGCCGCCTCCCGAGCAATCGCCCGAGACGACCGGAGATTGTTGTACGCGGCGGCAATCCGCCGTGCGTGCTTCATGGCAGCCTTCGGACCCTCGATGTGGAAGGTCATTTCCAGCATGAAGAGAGCCCGGTTGAACTCGATCTCCCGCTTGAACCTGCGAATGACGGCCATGACATCGGCAAAGGTGATTTCCATGATCCGTGCTCCTGATCAGATGGTGCGGGTGATGGCCTTGATGTAGCGCGCCTGTCGGCGCTGAAGGGTGCGCGTCTTCTCGATCTCTCGACGCTCGGCCTTGCTGATGTCCTCGGTGCCATCGGGGGTGCGGTTCTTCTCGATCATGCGTGGCTCCTGTCAAGCGTTAAGCTTCGAGTGTGAAGGGTGGCCGGCCCGAGGGGTCGAGTCTCAGACCGGCCGATGTAGCGCCTACCCGGAACTGGTCTAGCCAGTTCCGTTCGATGTCCCAAGCGTGCGCCTGTCTCGAACTGATGTCAAGCGTTAAGCTTCACGCCAGCAACACAAGCCCCGATCCGAACAGCGTCCGCTGTCCGTAGGACTCACGTTTTCCCAGGTCAGAGATGGAATCAGACATCTCGTCATACTGCCGGAGGATGCCGGCGCGACTCCCAAGCGTGTCAAGCGCACCGACGGATGCCAGTGCCTCAATCACGCGCTTGTTCGCAACCCGAGTGCCAACCCTGCCCAGGAAGTCAGGCAGGGACGTGAACGGGCCACCAGCGGCCCTCTGCGTCACGATGGCGTCTGCGGCTACGCCTACGCCCTTGACAGCCCCTAGGCCGTGAAGGATGGCGCCCTGAGAGGGCGTGTAGGCAGCACCAGAGACGTTGACGGACGGAGGACGGACCTCGATGCCCATCCGTCGGCACTCAGCTAGGTAAGCCTGAGTCGAGTCCTG